AAAAGTAAAGATTTTTTTATTTTTTCAATACCAATACCAATACCAATTGCTAATTTCCCCATTTGCGAAGCCATATTTCCAATTGTTGAAAGTACCACTTTAGATAAACTTTGCGCTAAATTTCCACCACTTGACAAAGCCTTTCCTAATGATTGACCGATTCCGTTCGCTAAATCATTCAATCCGCCCGTAATTATTTGGCTCATTCCTTCATTAAAAGTCATTGCGTTTTGCATTGCAATTGCTCTTTGTTCTAAAAGTGCAATTTCTTGTTCTGACATTCTTTGCGGAATTAATTCTGTATCCGCTTGAATCATATCTGAAATAGGCGTCATTAAGATACCCGATGATTCTGCTTTTGGTCTGTTTCCAACACCACCGGAACCGCCGCCACCGGAACCAACGCCCGCAGATGTTGGAGTAACATTGCCTAAACTTGAATCACTTGGAACGACCTCAACGCCTACTTTTATATTTTCTATTTTTTTACTCTTTAAAGCATCATTAAAATTGTCAACAACCGTTCCCGCCAATTCTTTGGCGTTTTCTTTTATACCATCAATTCCATCGGTTAAACCACTACTTAACGCATCGCCTATTCCTGAAAATCCTTTTTTTATTTTGTCAATATCTAATGTGAAAATTCCCATTATTAAATCACCAACACCGCCCAAAATACCAATTGCAGCGGTTCCGAATGCTTTAAAAACTGTTATAATACTTTTAAAAACAAATTTTCCAACTGCTAATAAATTTTTAAATTGAAAAATAATTGCTTTTACTGCTATTTGAATAGGTAATGCGTTATTGTATAAATCAATAAAATAATTTCCTACCTTAATCAACATTCCTTTAATTGGCGCCCAATTCTTTGCAATAATAACCGCAACTAAAGCCAACCCCGCAATAATTAAACCAATTGGGCCCATCATTAAACTAAAAGCCGCACCGATTGCCGGAGCCATTGTAAGCAAAGTACCTATAATTGCAATTACTGGGCCTAAAGCCGCGACAATTCCAACAAATGCAATGATAATTTTTTTAGTTGTTCCGGATAACCCCGAAAATTTTTCGCTTAATCTTGTAAAAAAGGCACCTAATTTTTCAACCGCCGGAGCGATTGCCGTTAATATAACTTGACCAACCGCCAACAATGAAGATTTCATTGCGTTCAATCCCTTTGTCATTTTAAAAGACGCTGATTGTGATGTTTTTTCAAACGCTTCATCTGTCGCGCCCATTGATTTGGTTAATGAATCGAAAATTTGTCTATTGCTTTCTAATCCCGCACCCGTTAAATCCAAAACCCCTTTTAATGCTCTAATGTTTGGGAATATTGCCGTTGTATCTTGGCCGGTTTGTTTTAATCCGTTTTGTAACATTTCCAATGTTGCCAAAAGACCTTGTTCACTTAATGATTTTTGAACACTATCAGTTGACATTCCCATTTTTTGAAATGCCATTTCCGCATCAGTTGTTGGCTTCTTTAAAGACGCTAATATTGCGTTTAATTGCGTTGCACCTTCAGCGGCATTTGTTCCCGTTCTCGACATTGCAGCCATTGCTGCAGCAACTTCATCAAATCGAACCCCCATATTGGAAGCGATAGGAATAACGCCACCCATTGCCCCAGCTAATTGTGAGGCCTCCAATTTACCTTCACGAACCGCCGCCGTTAATATATCCGTTGCACCCGAAGCGCTTAAATTTTCGGAACCATACGCGTTTAATGCTGAAGTTGACAAATCAGCAATTGTTTTTGTTTCACCTAATCCAACCGCAGCCGCTTTTAAAGACGCTTCTAAAACGCCCATTGCTTCCTCACCACGTAAACCGGCGGAAGTTATAAAGAACAACGCTTCAGCGGCTTCATTTGCGCTTTTACCGGTATCAACTGCCATTTTTTTAGCAGTATCACCCATTTTTGCAACTTCATCAGCACCAACCCCAACAAGGGCCGTTATTGACGTCATAGATTTATCAAAATCAAACGCCATTTTAACAGATGCAGCACCAACCGCAACCAATGGCAAAGTCAATTTTGTTGTCATTGATTTCCCAACGTTTTGCATCTTTGATCCGAACGCTGAAAGTTTTGAACTTGCCGAAGATAATGCCGAATTTAACTTTGAACTATCACCGGAAATGTTAACTTTTAATTCTTGTTGTGCCATAATATTATTAAAAATGTAGTTAGACAAAAATACAAAAAAAAAGACGCTTTTATTTAAACGTCTTTTTATTGGTCATTGCATTATATTTATCCAAAAATGATTTCATTTCTTCAGGTGTGGATTTTGGTTCTGAACGTTTCTTTTTCCTTTGAACATCTGAAGGTAATTCAAATAATTGTTCAGGTTTTAGCATTTGTGATTTCTTTTGACAATTAACATTGTAAACCATAACGGCCAAATATCTCGTTTGCTCCCAATTTAAGTTGATCTTATTATGATAGGATTCAGCAATTAAACCATTTTCCCGCCACGTTTGCCGCCAAAAATCATCAGGCAAAACACCTATTTGCCCAATATAATAATCGGTTAAAGTTTCAAAATTTACTATTTCTTTGACGGCTTCGGCTTTGCCGGAATCTTTGATTCGTTATTGTTTAACGCGTTCCCTAAAATTTTTGATTGTGACATTGTTTCAACAACATCATTAATTGTTTCGGCGCTAATATCGTCCAACCAATTACCGGCCGTATAAATATTATAATCAACGGTATTGCCTTGCTCTAAATCATTGGCTAAAACTGCGGAATAAATTAAGGCCCTTAATCCGGGTAATGAAATACCTGATTCAAAAACTGATCCGATTTCCTGAAGTGATATGCCCATTTGTTCGGTAAATTCCGCCCAAAAGTTCATTGAAAAATGTAGTGTCTTTTTTTTGCCGTCAATGGTTATATCAATATAACCCCTTTTTTTGTTTGTCATTATTTAAAAGATTTGATTAATAAAAATAAAAAGGCAACGCATTAAATACGATGCCTTTTATTATGTAAAAACTAAATTTAATTTAGTTTGATGATTTTACTATTGCACCGGTTAAAGTGATTGAACCTGAATAAGAAACAGAAGATTCCATTTCAGCACTCATTTCAACACTTGAAAGAAAACCTTCAGCCGTATAAATTGCATCACCTACTTCAGCAGTTCCAAAAACGCAAGTCAATTGTGTTCTTGCCAAAAGAAAATCAGCCATTTCGATTGCATTTGATGCGTCATCATAAGCGATTAAACCTTCAAAAGATAATTCGCCGCCTTTTACGCCACCAATATATTCTGAAAATCCGTTTGAATCTTTTGTTGTTGCTTCAGGTGTATCCATTGACAAAGAAAGTGAACAACTTGTTGTATGCCCAACTGTTGCGCCCTCAACTTGTAGGATTAAATTTGTTCCGTTAAAAACTCCAGTTGTAGCCATTTTTTATAATTTTAATTGTTATTTAATTTTTTGTAAATATACTAAATATTTATTTATTTTATTTTTTATATTTAAATGTTAAAAGTTTTTTATAATTAAGTAAAAGAATACAGGGATTGAACTATAAAGCCAGTCTAAAAACTCCATATTACCTTTACCTAATGCTTTATCATAAACCAACTCTTTTAAAGCGTAAATAATAATAGCTATTAAACCACCAATATTTCCGAATAGTAACACCATAGGAAACCCTGTAAGCACACCTACAATGAAGTGTGCTTTATGGTCATCTCTTAGGTTATTAATAAAGTTAGATAGTTTGTTCATTAGAATTTATTCTCTAAGTAGCTAATCCCCGCAAATCCGTGAGAACCCTCAGACGTTAAATCTACGTTGTAAGACTTCCAGCCGTAAGGATGGTCTTCTAAGTTGTACCAAATCACATCTACGTGCCAACCCTCTGAAATCACTTCAGGAGATACTTCTTCGCCATCTTCATCAACAACCGCAGAAGCCAAGACAATATGTCCTAACTCTGCTTTGTCAAATTTAACATTTGGTATTTTATTACCCTCTGCATCTTCTGTATGTAAAGCGTCTAATTTAGTATCAAATTGCTCTTTACTTATAAACTCGTACTTTGATATATTTAATTTCATAATTTTATATTATTTACTATTAGTTATTATGTAAAGGTTTCTTAATTTTCTTATCTTATTGTGTTCCTTATGTAAAGATTTACCCTCGATAGTTACACAAGGGTAAATATTACTCTTATAAACTCGTCAAAATT